GGGATTAGAAGTTAATGAGGTTACTGATGAAAACGGTACTATCGTTGATTATGAAGGTCATTTCTTATATGCAGATAGAGGAACTTTAAACACTATAGAAGATGTAGCAGTATATATAGCAGATCTTATGGATGAGCAAGCAAAAGGTAATCTTCCTTTTGATATGTGTTTCTTATGGGATTCTATTGGTTCTGTTCCTTGTGATCTATCAGTACGTTCTAATAAGAATAATAATGAATGGAATGCAGGAGCTATGTCAACTCAGTTTGGAAATAACCTAAATCAAAAGATTCTTTTATCTAGGAAAGAAAACTCACCTTATACTAATACTTTAGTAGCAATTAATAAGGTATGGACAATGAAACCTGAATCACCTATGGGTATGCCTAAATTACAGAATAAAGGAGGTATGTCGATGTGGTATGATGCAACTTTAGTAGTTACCTTTGGTAATATTACTAATCCAGGTACGTCTAAAATTAAAGCTATTAAGAATGGTATGCAAGTAGAGTTTGCTAAAAGAACTAACGTTCAGATAGAAAAGAACCATATTGGAGGAGTACAGTCTAGAGGTAGAGTAGTTATGACTCAACATGGTTTTATACCAGATGATAAAAGAGCAATTGACAAGTACAAAGATCAGTACAAAGATCACTGGTTAAAATTAGTTGGTAGCTTAGATTTCGATCTAGTTGAAGAAGGAGATTTAGAAGAAGAAAAAATTACTACTAATTTACTTGACTAGTGGCGTACGATAATATACTAAAGAACTTAAAGCAGACCCCACCCCGAGAGCTAAATGATCACATTATGGTGATCGATGCTATGAATATGTTAATTCGTAGCTTTTCCCTGCTCAAAGCAATGAGCCCAACAGGTCACCACATAGGAGGCCTGGTTGGCTTCTTGCGATCTTTAGGATATGTAACTAGAATATTTGATCCTACTAGAGTTATTATAGTATGGGACGGTAAAGGAGGTTCCGGAAATCGTCAAAATATTAATCCTGATTATAAAGCTCATAGAGCTACCAATAGAATAACACATTGGGGGTTATATGATACTAAGCAGGAAGAAACTGAAGCACTAGTAGGTCAATTATTTAGAACAAAGGACTATCTTGAATGCCTTCCAGTACATCAAATAATGATGGAAAAATTAGAGGCAGATGATATCATAGCTTACTTAGCTCAAGAAGCTACAAACAAAAAAAAGAAATTAACTATTATTTCTTCTGATAAAGATTTTTTACAGATGATTAATCAGCATGTAGAAGTATATGCACCTGTAAAGAAAAAAGTATATACTGAAGAAAATACTAAAGAAGAAATAAAAGTAATACCTGAGAATTATAATATAGTAAAAGCATTATTAGGAGATAATTCAGACGGTTTAAGAGGGGTAAAAGGTTTAGGAATTAAAACTATAGTATCAGAATTTCCTGATGTAGTTGATAAACCTGATACTACTTTAGATTATATATTTGAAGTATGTGAAAAAAATTTAGAAGGTAAAAAAATATTTTCTAAAATAGTTCATCAATGGGATACAGTAGAAACTAATTTTAAATTGATGAATTTACATGAAAGTGTGTTGGATAATAAAGAAAAAAATACTATATTAGATATTATTAAAAGTGATGTACCTGACCTTCAAGCAGGAGCCTTTTTACATCTATTAGATTCTGATAGAATAGAAGGTATAACTAAAAATACTGAAGGTTGGTTAGAGAACTTTAGGGGTTTAACGGTTTTTAAAAAATAGGTTATTATGACATTAAAAAGTCTTCAACAGTACGGTAAAGCATTTCAATTAAAAGTGCTAGGGTCGTTACTTACTGATAAAAAATTCTTACTCAACGTTAGAGATGTACTATATCCAGATTATTTTGATGCTGATTCACATAAATGGATTATTACGCAAATTATAGAATACTTTGATCAATACCATACTATTGTTACTATGGATGTTCTCAAAGTAGAACTTCATAAAGTAGAAAATGAGGTATTACAAGTAGCGTTGAAAGAAGAGTTAAGAAATTCTTATGCAGCTTCTCAAGATGATCTTGATTATATTCAAGAAGAGTTTACTAATTTTTGTAAAAATCAAGAGATGAAAAATGCTATTTTAAATTCTGCTGATTTACTTAAATTAGGAGATTTTGATGGTATAAGAAACTTAGTAGAGAAAGCTATCAAAGCAGGAATGGATAAAAATATAGGACATGAATATAATAAAGATATTGAAACTAGGTATAGGGTTGATTACAGGCCTACTATTCCTTCTCCTTGGCCGATACTTAATGAAGGAATTCAAGGAGGCTTCGGACCGGGGGACTTAGGAATAGTTTTTGGTAGCCCAGGAGGAGGTAAATCTTGGACTATGGTTGCTATAGCTGCACATGCAGTTCAATTAGGATATAAAGTTAATTACTATACTTTAGAGTTAGGAGAAGATTATGTCGGTAAAAGATTTGATTGTTATTTTACTGGATATAATATTGATGAAATAAATAAACATAGAGAAGACGTTCAAACCTACGTTAATAATTTAAAAGGTAAGT